AATTTCAGCAGTTGGTGTTGAGGAACTGTTATCAAAAGAAGATGATTTATTATTAAACCAGGCAGCCGGTGCAGGATTGTTTGCAGGTTTAACAACCGCAACTAACAGTACAGCGTTTTCTGCTCCTGCTTCTTTGGCTTTGGCTATTGACCTTGCTAATAACTACGATGTACTTGTAGCAGCATGGACACAGTTAATGACATTGAAAGGAAAAGCAAACTACGCTTTGTGTAACCCTGCTGATTATGCAAAAATGATTTTAACCAAATCATCTGCAACTGTTGGCGATTATGTATTTGGTGCGCCAAATATCGCAATCCCCAACATCTTCGGGATCCCGTTGATTCCTCATAACTCAATCACTTCTGATAAGTTCCTTTTGGGTGATTTCTCAAAGGCAACAATTGGACAGCGTGAAGGAGTAAGTGTAAGGTTCTACGATCAGAACGAAGATGATGCGATTAAGAACATGGTTACAGTTGTAATTGAAGAAAGATTGACCGTTGTTGTGGATCGTGCAGACAGAATCATTTACGGTGATTTCTCTGATGGTCGTGCAGCTTTGGAAACAGCATAAGGTTTAGAGTTTAAGATTTAGAAAGCCCCTGTTTTTACGGGGCTTATTTATATTCTTCATGTGTTGGTTTAGGTGTTAAACCTGACTTTTCTAAGTCGGGTTTTCTTTTTTGTTGGAAATGTCGTGAATGTGGATTATTTTTATATCCTAAACTTAAACACATGAAAACAGGGATTGAATTAATCGCAGAAGAAAGACAAAGGCAAAAAGATATTGAGGGTTGGAATAGTTTGCACGACGAGGAACACGATACTATGCAATTAAGCGGTGCGGCTGGATGCTATATTGCCAACGCTATTAATAAAGCCTATGCAGGCGATATAGTTAAAAAGAAGAGGGCAAGATTTCAATATAATTACGACCCTGAATTAGATTTCATGGTTAACAATGGGGACAGAGGTGACAGGCAATTATCAAAAGGAGGATGGAAAGACGGTTGGCCGTGGTCAGAAGAATGGGACAAAAGAGAGAAGCATGACGAGATTCGATCCCTTACAATTGCAGGGGCGTTGATTGCTGCTGAAATTGACAGGCTGCAAAACTTTTAAAATAAATACAACATGACCCCGAAAGAAAAAGCTATTGAATTAGTAGAAAAGTACAGAGAAATAGATGACTGCACAGAGCATTATGACATGGCTTATGACGGCAGTATTTGTTGCCACTTAGCCATAAAATGCGCTTTAATCGCAGTTGAATTAAGGTTAGATGGTCACTTTGCATTCAGTGATATTGAATTTGGGGAGGATAGTATGGATTTTTGGGAACAGGTAAGAGATGAATTAAAAAAAGATGTATAGCCCCTTTATTGGGGCTTTTTTATGCCTATTAATTTACGGTTGACGCTGTCCCCCACTCTATCAAATAGTCATACCTACTTTCGTTATCATGACTGAAAACAGGTACATAGAAACAAAGGTTACTGATTCGGGTGCTGAACCAGTTTCTTTAGCTGATGCAAAGATTTACATGAGTGTAACGGCTTCTGATTATGATGATCTGATTACCGAATTAATTACCGTTGCAAGGAAAAAGGTAGAGGATTTCACTCATCTGCCTTTAGTGATTAAAACAGTCATTGCAACAATTGACGTTTGCCATCCTATAAAATTGCCATTCGGTAAATTAGGCACACTCACATCAGTTGAATATTTGGAAGGGCAAAATACAGACGGCACAAATGATTGGTTGACTTTGGTTTTAGCTGATGAAGATTATCAGGTATTAGGAGAAGATCAAAAAGAAGTTTACTCAAATTATACCGGAATTCATAGAATTACTTACACAACAGGTGTAAGAACAGAAGCGGGGTTATTATTGGACGTTAAACGTATTACTAACTGGTTATTCAGGAACAGAGGAGACGAACCGGCTGCAATGCCTCAAAGTTTATTCGATAATAGCAAGCCTTTCAAATTATTTAATTGGGGTTAAATGGGAGTAGGTCAAAGAAGATTGATAAATATTGTGCTGCCTGGGGAAGAAACGGGTACGGATGGAGTCGAGCCGTCTTTTACTTTTTCTAAACAGGTATGGGCAGAGGTGAATGAGGTAAGCACTGGCAACGCTTTTGCAGGTTTCCAAAGTGCCACTACGAGGGTATTTACTTTTCTGATTGATTACGACAGTTCAATTCCTATTGACTTTAATATAATTGTTGAGATTGATAATTACCAATTTTTGGTAAATGTGATTGATAGAGGGGACAGAGAATCGAGCGGTAATAAATACGGGTATAAGTTTATACCTAATAACGATGGGATGTATTTACGCTTAACGGGAGGGTCTGAAAGTCGTGGCTAAAGCGTTCACATTTGAGATAAAAGGGCTGAAGGAATTGCAGAAGAAATTTGATGTAATGCCTAAACAGTTAGTTGAAGAAATTGATGGGGAGTTAGAAAGTAGCTGCCAAAATATTGTATTAGGTGCGAAAAGAGATGTTCCAAAAAGAGGCGGCGGAGGTGGCGGTATTTCTTCAGGTATTAGTTTTTCAGGTATTAACCTTTCTTATATAATTGTCAGTACAAAATATTATTCACCTTATCAAGAGTTTGGGACTGGTAAATATGTTTTTTATGGGCAAAATTATGTAGTTGGAGCGGTTGAAACTTATGCAGGTCAATTCAGGGGCAAAGGAGTTAAGAAGATAAATATTTACCCACAACCTTTTTTCTTTAGCAACTTCTTTTTAGAACGTCCAAAATTATTGAAAAACATTAGTGATGTTATTAAACGAATAGAGCAATCATGAAAGACCCAGTAAAAGCAATAAAAGCAGCTTATAAAACACTGCTTCATGATACGACAGAGTTTGCAGGTTCACCTATCCCTTGTTATATCGGGGAGGGTAATTTAGCTGGCAATAATACTTACATGCTTATTTCTGCTGCTACTGCTGAATTAATACCAAACAAAGGAATGTTTGCTTACAGTTCTACTTTAACAGTTGATGTTATAACAAGGCAAAAGGTTCTTTTATCTGATCCCTTCAATCCGGTTGACGTAATTGCGGAAAGGGTTATGCAGTTGGTTTTACCTTCAATTACAAGTACAGGACTGGTTATAGGTACTGATTTCCAGTTGAACAGTACAGCGTTTAACAATACGAATTATTTAGTAGTTGAAAGCTATGATTCGCAAAGATTAATGAGACGGCAAATAACTTTTATTCATAACATAATCGAAAAATAAACAATGGCAACAACAACTTTAAACGGTAATGATATTCCGTTAAAAATTTCGATAGATGCGGGAACAACCTATAAAAGTGTTGTTTGTGCAACTACTTCAGGTATTGAAATTACCAGGGACATTTCTGAAAAGGAAACGAAGTGCGGTTTACTTTCAACAGTTGGTAACGTTAAATGGGTTGCTAATGTTGAGGGCGTGGTAAATACAACCCCAACAGGAGCCAGTGAGGTAAGCTATGAGGATTTGCTTTCTATCATTGTTGGCAATACAGCGACATTGATTAAAGTAGAAAGCCCTGTTGCGGCCGGTACAGATTTCTATTTACAAGGTACTGTTATCATGACTGGATTAAACCTTTCTATGCCATCAGGTGACTTCGTAGAGTTTACTTGTACTTTGACTGGTAGCGGGAATATCGACATAACACCGTAACAAATAACAACACATGATAATCAACGGAAAAGAAGCAAAGTTCTTTTGGGGTATGATTGCTTTTGAGGTATATCAGCAGGAAATCTTAAAGAGTAAAAGGCCACTGAAAGCAACATCTGTAAAGGGTATTACCGCTATAATGTGGGCAGGGTTATTAAATCACTATGAGCGAATAGGCGAAGAGTGTGAATTTGAGCAAAGTGAAATTTATGACTTTATAGAATCAGAGGCAAGGAAAGGAGTTGAGAATAAAGATATTAGCATGTTGATAAAAGAGTTCAATAATTCAATTGAAGTGCAGAAGGCTTTTGATGCGATTAAAGAAGATGAAGAACTTGAAAAAAAAAATTCAACAGTGGGGATTTCAGGAGAGCAGCCTATAAAGCAGGATTAAAATATTATGATTATGTAAGAACATCATACAAAGATGTTGTTTATATGGTCGATGCTTATAACGATAGAATAAAAGATCAATACCTGCTATTTTCTGAAGTTATGAGATTCCACGCTTTTAGGACAGAACAGCACGTAAAGAGCATCACATTTGAAAAGTATATAAAAGATTCATGGCCTCTAATTACAGATAGTAAACCAGTTGTTAAAGAATCTGCCAAAGAGAAATATGAACGGTTAAATAAAAGGAATAAAGCTACTGAATCTCTAAATAAAAAAGAGGGTTAAAGAATGTCAACAAACGGAATGGAGATTAAGGTAGGGGCTGATGTTAAAGGGGCTGTTGCAGGTATTAATACCTTAAACAAGTCCCTAAAATCTTTACCATCTGCAACCGGACAGGCAACGCAATCGCTAACGAATTTTGGTCGTGTTGTTCAGGATGCTCCTTTCGGAATCATAGGTATTGCAAATAATATTGATCCGTTAATACAATCCTTCCAACAATTAAAAGCAAGTACAGGGTCAACATCTTTAGCGTTTAAGGCTTTAGGAGCTTCTTTAATGGGTCCAGCCGGTATTGCTGTTGCTATTTCTGCTGTCACTTCATTGCTTGTTGTATTTGCACAAAGGAAACAGGGTGCAAGAGCAGCAACTAAGGAACTAAAAGAAGAAGAGAATGTTTATGTAAACACTCTTGCAAAAGAGAAAACACAATTAGATACTTTATTTTCTGTTGCTACAAATGCAAACGTTCCACTATTAGCCCGTAAAGAAGCTTTAAAACAGCTTCGTGAGAATTATGGGGCTTATCTTAAAGACTTTTCTGATGAGGAAATACTTGCAGGCAAAGCGGCCGGGGCTTATGAAAAATTAGCATCTGCATTAATCAACGTTGCAAGAGCAAGGGCAGCGCAATCTAAACAGGAAGAATTAACACGAAAGATTTTAGACAACGAAGAAAAGATAGTTGCCATCAGGACAAAGGCGCAAAAAGATGCTGCTAATGCAAAAGATATTAATCAGACTATCACAGGTGGAACGGGTGGTGTTGGTGGGGTAAATATTTTAATTAAAGCAGCCGACCAAGTAAAAACTATCTACAAAGAAGCAAGGGATGGCTCACAGGCTTTGAGGGAGGAAAATAAAGGCTATGAGTCAGAGATAAACCGTCTTGCAGATGTTATTATAAAGAATCAAATAACCCCTTTAAAAGAGGTTAAAGCCGTTACAGCAGATGTTGCAAAAGAAACTAAGAAAAGTAATGATGATTTAATTCTTGGTTACGTTGAAATAAACGGGGCTTTAGTTAAGAATTTAGAGTTAATTATTAAGAATAAAGAAGAACAGGCAAGGTTTAACGCAGAAGTTTTAAAGCAAGCACCAAGCAGAAAGCCAGGTTCTCAATTAGCAGAAAGATTATCAGGTGATGCAAGTGGTGGCGGTGTTTTCGGATTGGATCAATTGGAAGGGTTGGATAAGTTAAATGAAAAACTTTTAAACACAAAGGATTTAGTTAATAACGGCCTTAATTCAGGAATAGATCAATTCTTCAACGCAATAGCAAATAACCAAGACCCTTTCAAGGCATTGGCTCAAAGTGCTGCAAGGTTGGTTACTGAATTGGCGGCGGCGGTTGTGAAAAGTCTTATCCTGAAAGCTATTGCAAATA